TATAACAATTTATTAAAACAGGATATATAATGGCAACAGAAAAAAATCCATATGATCGGATACCAGAAGAAATATCTAATGTAGTTCCTATGGCTCCAGCAGAAGAGACAGAAATGGATGCTACCTTTGAAGTGTCAGATGATGGTGGAGTAATAGTAGATTTTGCCAGCGAAGATGTTATGATGGAACCTTCTGAAGATATAGCAGAGTGGTATGGTGATCTTGCAGAAACTCTGGAAGAGGGAGAGTTATTTGAGATAGCCACAGATGTAATAGAAAACTATCAGGCTGATAAAGATTCCAGAGGAGAATGGGAGTCTATGTTTGAAAGAGGCTTTGATTTACTGGGACTTAAACTTGAGCCGGGATCAGAACCTTTTGAAGGAGCATGTACAGCCGTACACCCACTCCTGATTGAGTCAGCCGTTAAGTTTCAGTCCAAAGCTTCTGGAGAACTGTTTCCCAGCAATGGTCCTGTAAAGGCTAACATACTGGGAAAGACAACTGTTGAGAAACAGATGCAAGCTAATCGTGTTCAGAGTTTTATGAATTATCAGCTTACTGAACAGATGCCTGAGTATTTTGATGAATTTGAAAGAATGTTATTCCATCTTCCTCTAATAGGATCAGCATTTAAAAAGATATTTTATAGTTCTACTCTTAAACGTCCTGTCTCAGAATTTATTCCTATAGATCAGTTTTATGTCTCCTATTATGCAACTGATCTGAGAAATGCTGACAGATATACTCATGTAATTTACAGAAGTCCTGTGGAACTTCAAAGAGATGTTCTGGCTGGTGTCTATAAGGATATAGAGATGCCTACACCAAATCAATCTAGTATTACATCTTTTACACAAAAAATGGATACTATATTAGGCTTAACTCCTTCTGCTGATAAAGATCCTCAATATGTATTACTGGAACAACATTGTTATCTTGATATTGAAAATAAAGATCAATCACTCCCCTATATTGTAACTGTGGAAGAACAGACAAGACAGGTATTGAGTATTCGTAGAAACTATGAATCTGATGATCCTAACATGGAAAAACGTAGTCATTTTGTACACTACAGGTTTGTTCCCGGTTTTGGTTTTTATGGCTTGGGCTTGATACACTTTCTTGGTAATCTAACCATGAGTGCAACTGCTGCAATGAGATCTCTAATTGATGCAGGTCAGTTTGCAAATTTACCCGGAGGTTTCAAAGCCAAAGGACTTAGAATGGTTGGTGATAATGATCCTATCTCCCCCGGTGAGTTCAAGGAGGTTGAAGCAACTGGAATGGATCTTGCAAAGGCTATTATTCCTCTCCCCTATAAAGAGCCTTCCTCTACTCTATTTCAGATGCTTCAATTCGTAGCTGCTGCTGGTCAGCGGTTTGCGGATAGCACGGAACAGGTTATCTCTGATGCTGCCTCCTACGGACCTGTCGGAACAACTATGGCTTTACTTGAAGCCAGTAGCAAGTTTTTCACAGCCATACATAAACGTCTTCATAAGTCTCAGAGAGATGAGTTCAGGATACTTGCCAAGATAGATTATGATTATCTTCCAGCAGAGTATCCATATGATGTTCCATTTGAAGACAGAAGTATTTTCAAGAATGATTTTGATGGAAGAGTTGATATAGTTCCTGTATCAGATCCGAATATACCATCTAATGCTCATCGAATGATGATGGCTAATATGGCTCTTCAGATGGCACAACAGTCTCCTCCCGGTATGTTTAATCTGGAAGCACTGAACAGAACAATACTTCATGCAGCTAATATGCCGAATCTGGAAGAAATACTCCCTCCCAAGATAGAACCAAAGCCTATGGATCCAGTGTCGGATATTATGGCTGCTACGAAAGGAATACCCATAGCAGCCTTTCCGGGGCAGAATCATGATGCTCACATTCAAACCAAGATGGCCTATCTACAAGACCCTATGAATGGAGCTAATCCTATTATGCAGAGGTTACGTCCTGTTCTGGAAGCTAATATACAGGAACACTCAGTGATGAAGTATCAGGAACAGATGAATGGAGTAGCACAGGAAATGATGCAGCAGATGCCGCCTGAAGAAGCACAAAATCCTGCTGTAGTAGAAATGGTTATGGCTCAAGCTGCACAACAGGTAATGAATGCAAATCAGGCTATGGGAATGGCACAGTCACCTGAACAACAACTGGTATCTCTGGAACAGGCTAAAGTAGAACTACAGAAACAGAAGTTACAATCAGATACGGTTGTACAGGCTGCTGAAATGGAAATTAAGAATAAGCAGCTTGAGCTTGATGAAAATGAACAGATCATAGATATGTTAAAGGCTGGAGCTACAGATAACTTCAAGAAGGAAAAGGCAGATCTTGATAGGAAGAGTAAAAAGGAAATAAAAACTTTGGATGTTTTGTCCAAGGTAGGAATTGAAGAGTCTAAAATAAGTGCGGAAGATGAGAGAACCAGAGAAAGAATTATGAAAGATCTTCTGGAACAAAGCACAAGAGATGAAAAGGATCTGGATATGAAAGGTCTTGAAGCACTGGTTAAACTTGCAATTGAACAATCCAAGAAAGAAGGAGATTAAGAATGACAATAAAAATTCCAGAAATGACGAAAGGTAAAGGTTATATTACTTATAAAAAAACAAGTTCTGATAAACCAGTAACTTATGGAGATCCTTTTAAAAGTGATTGTATTGGACCTTGGGAAACATTAGCTGACCTTAATGAATGGGGTTATGGTGAATTTAAATTTCCAAATCCGGCAAAGAAAAGTCGTAAGAGTACTTTATTTAACTAATGGAACTCTGGGATGAGGTTATTCAAGAGTATAATGAAGAGATTCAAAGACTCAGACTTTCATTAGGAAGTGGAACTGCTGAAGATTATGCTCATTATAGACAGCTTGTAGGTTCTATTCAAGGTCTGGAGTGGGCTAGAATTAATTTAAATGATATAATTAAAAAACGAATGTATTCAGAAGAAGAGGAGTAAAATGCAACAAGTAAATATGGGTAAAGCCATTAAAAACGATTCATGGATCAGTGATCCTACTGAAGTAGAAGATCCAGAAGTATTACCGGAATTACCGGGATTTCATGTTTTGATAAGACCAGTGTCTGTAAAAAGTCAAACAAAAGGTGGAATTTTTATTCCAGATTCAATTAAAGATGATATATCATATCTTACCACAGTAGGTAAAGTATTAGCTCTGGGTAAGTTGGCATATCTGGATAGGGATAAATTTCCAGCAGGAGCTTGGTGTAATGTAGGTGATCATGTATGTTATGGTAAACATGCAGGAACAAAGCTTTTTTACAAAGGAGTGAGACTTATTTTACTCTTTGATGATCAGATTACAATGAAAGTAGAAGATCCAAAAGATCTAGATCCCACATTTAATTTAGGAAAAGGATCAACATAATTTGGGAAATCGTTAATTGTATGGTATAATAGTATATCGTTAAGTCGTTGATTTCGTAAACAACGGAGGTAAGAATGGAAAAAAAAGAAGAATGGGGTGATGTAGAAATCCCGAATGAGGAACAGAAAATTGAGATCGAGCTTGAAGATGACGAGTCAACTTCTGAAGAGAGAACTGAAGAAGAGGGAGTTGAAGAATCTAAAGAAGCCCAAAACTCAGATGGTAAAGGAGATGCTCCAGAATTGGAGGGCATTAATACCAAAGGGGCAGAAAAACGTATTCGACAACTTATCCGACAGCGCAAGGAAAGAGATGAACAAATTACTGCTCTCATCCAAAAAAATGAGGAACTATCAGGTAGCCTCAGAACAAAAGATAAGGAAGTAACTCAAGTTAATAAGTTAAGTCTTGATGCTTCTGAGAAACAATTAACTGATAAACTTGAGCTTGCCAGAACAGTTTATATGGAAGCTTTTGAAGAAGGAGAAAAAGAGAAACTTTTAAAAGCGCAGGAAATGTTGAATGAGGCACAGGCTGATCTGAAGGCAGTAACTTCTGCTAAACAAAATTATGAAGTAGAAGAAGTTGCTCCAGTAAAACAAGAGTCACAATATCAACCTCCTCCTCAACAAGCTACTGATCCTAGAGCTGAAGAATGGGCTGCAAGAAATACTTGGTTTGGACAGGATAATATTAAAACCGCTGCTGCTCTTGCTATAGATGCAGAACTTAAAAGTGAAGGTTATGATCCAACCGATAATGATTTTTATCAGGAGATTGACAAGAGAATTAATAAAGCGTTTTCTCAAAATATAGAGGAAACTACAGAACGTGTGCAGGATAATACGTCACCACCTGCTCAAGTAGTATCGGGGAGTTCACGCTCATCCTCATCCAGTTCT